ATTTTTGCTGCCATCAGAGAGAGGATTCCATCTGTATCTTTACGAAAGGGGGATGAGGATATTTTGTCAGAAGCGGGCCTCGCTGTCAGTCCTCGTTTGCTGTTTTATCCTGTCTGAGGCTAATTTAGCCTGTTATGGCCATAGTTATTACATGGTTATAAGTGCGTTGCGCCTGGCCACTGAGTCGATTTACGCGCGCATTAGGCCCGGCGGTATGCTTCTTGTACAGTTGGTGGAGGATATTTCGCCAGCGTCGTATAAGCCCGCAGTTTCCTGGCAAAATGGATTGACTCAACCGACGTGGACCGTATAATTCCACGCGTTTCACTCCGCGAAGCACTCGCTTCTCAGGGCGCCCTTAGCTCAGCTGGATAGAGCAACGGCCTTCTAAGCCGTAGGTCACAGGTTCGAATCCTGTAGGGCGTGCCATTAAGAAACAACAACTTACGCCAGTTTTAAACCAGCCTGATTTACCCCTTGTGTCGTATTTGTGTCGCTAGCGCCAAAAATGGCGTCAATTTTCCGTGCGTGTTCGGTCAGGTGGTTCGGTGCCAGGTGAGCATAACGGCGCACCATCTCGATGCTCTCCCATCCTCCCATTTCCTGCAAAACAGAAAGCGGGACGCCGGACTGAATAAGCCAGCTCGCCCAGGTGTGCCGGAGGTCGTGAAAACGGAAATCCTCGATCCCCGCTTTTTTCAACCCGGCGCGCCAGGCGTTATTGTCATCCACCCGCATTTTTCTAACCGCGGGCGTTAGTGTTCCATCAGGGCGATGCTTTGCCGTGGTGTGAACGAACACCCACCGGGAATGCTTCCCTATCTGATCCCTTAACACCCTGCATGCGGTATCATTCAGAGCTACGCCAATCGCCTTGCCCGCTTTTGCGTTCTCCGGATTTACCCATGCAACCTTTCTCTGCATATCGACCTGCTGCCACTCAAGCCCGATGATGTTTGAGCGGCGCAGGCCGGTTGCCAGTGCAAATATCACCACTGGCTTAATGCTCTCCGGCATGCACTCGATCAACCTCTCAGCTTCTTCTCTGGTCAGCCACCGTATCCGCTTACTGATCGGCTTGCGGGTTTTGATAACAGGAGCTGTTTTTATCCAGCCCCAGTCATTCGCCGCGGCCCTGAGAAGGGATCGAATGAAGGAAAGGTGTTGCGCCTTCGTCGCCTGCGAAACCTGCCGTGGTTTGTACTCCGGAACCGGCTTACCCTTCCTCAGCGCGGCATCACGCTTACTCTCCCACACCTGCAGGTGTTTACGGTTGATCATCCCGTTAACGGCTTCATGAACTTCCTCCGCCGTTATCTTCGAGACATCACGGCCGGAAAAATGCTGCAGCCAAAACTCAATTTTGGTTTTGTCATCATCCAGCGATCGCTTATGGTCCTTTTCCCGCAGCCACCGGATGCAGCACTCTTCAAAGGTTCTGACGGGCAGGTCGCCGATCTGGTCAACCCGCCACGCTTCCGCCTTCAGCTTGTCGTGGAGCTCCTGAGCCTGCTTTTTGTCCCCCGTGCCAAGAGATCGCCTAACTCTTTTTCCTGACGGCGTAAAGAAATGACAGTGCCACACGCCGCCCCTGAGGGTGATTGACATAAAACTTCTCCTTTATGTTCACCCGCGTTCGCGATCACAGGATCGCGCGGGGTTTTCAAATATGCAATACACGCCGCCTCGGTCGTTCTGTACTTGTTGCCGACTTTGCGTCCGGCGAGTTCTCCAGAATCAATCAGGCGGTAGATCACCCGCGCAGACACGATGAGCAAATCGGCGGCCTGCTGTGCTGTTATCGGTTTGTCAGATGCCATATCACCTCCGATGCTTACCGCGTAATTCCTCTTCTTCTTGACAGTCAGCGCAGCGCTGGCAGCCCGCCACAAGTTCCCGGCGCCGCTCTGGTATCTCTTCCCCGCAGTCGCGGCAGTGAGTAGCCGATACTGCCGCATGGTTGATGCGCATGTTCTGGATGGTCATTTCCAGCCGGCGCTCTGCCAGCTCGTTGGCCTGATCGATGATTTCTGCGCTCATGCTGCACCGCCTTCAACGCGCTTGAACGAAATGACCCAAACCCAGGGATTAGCTTTCCAGCTTTCGTCGCCGTAGATGGATGACCACAACTCAGCAAAGTTGTCGTATGGCGTCATAACCTCGCCGCCGCCATCCGGGTCAGAGTATGTTGGCCGCCACCCAGTAAGCTCCATGCCTTCAGCTTGAGCATCTTCTTGACTGATAGCGTTCAGTCGTTCAACCCGCACGTCGGTGATTTCCAGAAGAATGCGGCTGGCCCAGCGAGGCATATGGATAGAAGGCACCCACTTGGCTGTGCAAACCGTTTCCTTGCGCATATCATCAATCCAGTCGTGGTCTGCGCGATAGGTGAGGAGTCCGCCATATTTATTCCATGTTTCACGGACCCAGATGCGGTCGCCTGGCTTGCCAAATGCGCTGTTCAGATAGTTCCCTGCCGACAGCTCCCCGGCCAGTTCATTTCCAGCCAACTCGCACCCAAGGTTTTTATCATGCACAGGGAATTTCACTGGGCGCCGGGTCTGCGTCTTCCGACCGTCGAGCAACGCGCGCACCATCTCAGCGTTAAAAATCATTCCACGTTCTTTCATGCTGCACCTGCCTTGTCTTCATCCATTTTCCAGGCCGTGGCGAGAGCGCCAGTCACCTGGTGGAAGCTATGTTTTACTGCCACCTTCCCATGGTCGCCGGTTGGCGAAACCAGTTCGATTGTGGTCAGCTCTCCGCCGCTTTCAGCGTCCGGGTAAAACTGCACGACGTCGTTGGTTTCGACGATCACAGACCCGGATGGGGTATACATTTTCAGCTTCATGACTCCACTCCATGGTTAGCGAATTCACCATGCACCTGATTGCGGAACTCTCGGATAGACTTTTCCGCTTCTCTTTTTGAATTAAACATTCCTACCGTATGCCTAACTCCCGAAACCATGCATCTGGCTCTCCATTTTTTTGTTCTTGAGTGCCAGTCAACGCCTTTTACACCAGATGAATTATCTGCACGCTTACTTTGGTTCATCATGTTTTCACTGTTTGTTGCCAGTCTTAGGTTTATGGCTCTGTTATCTGATCTGTTTAGATTTATGTGGTCGATAAAAGATGCCGGCCACTCACCGTGAATAAACAACCAAGCAAGACGATGCGCCATGTATGGCTTCTTACAAATCTTTATAACTACATACCCGTCCGGCCTGACCGCCCCAGCTATAGCACCACGTTTAACCTTTGATCCTTGAGGGTGAAGCCAAGTGAAAATCCCAGTTTCTTGGTTGTAGTTAAGAAAATGCTTGATGTTTGTCAGGTCTGTATTCATGTCATCACCCGTCATCTTTACGCTCATCGCTTTGGTTATCTCTTCTGCGCAGCGGCGAGCCTGGGCGCGGAGAGCGTTTTCTTTTTCCTCTGGCGTCATGCTGCCTCCGTCTTCACAACGTCAATGGCGCAGCCGGGGATCAGCTCAACGGAAGCGGCGGCGCACTGGTTGCCCCAGTGGCTCCAGCCTGGCGCAGCGCTGCGGCTGAAAAGCTCAATCCGCGGCACGTCGCCGTAGAGCAGTTCCAGTCGGTGTCGAACTTCCCACGGTTTCTCGCTGTGCGCGCCGAGCGGGCTGTAGACCACCTGCTTAATGCCGGCGTGCTTGCGCTCCAGCCCGGCGCCGCGGGTGGCGAGCAGTACGTCTTCAGTATTGGCGCGGGTATGGTTGCCGCCGTTCATGCGCGTCTCTGCATTCAGCAGGTCGAGGAAGTCGTAAAAGTCGGTCACATCTCCCTCTGCCAGAGCCTTGGTAATGCGCAGCTCAGCCAGCTGGTTCAACTTCACCCAGGTGAAGCCCTTCATCGTGCGAACCGTAAAGCCCCAGGCCTCGGCCAGCTCGATCGCCTCCTGGTTGTGGGTGCCGGTGTACCACATCGCCAATACGGCGTTATCCGCGGCGAGCTCCCACACCGGGAGCCGCTTCATATCGAGCAAGCTCATGGTGGGGTAGTGATCGACGGCGGCGCCGTTGCTGATCGTGTTCCCGTAAGACCAGGCCGGGTCGGCATAGATAAGTGAGTAGCGGTTCATAGGACTGACTCCATTTCATCGATATAGAGGCCAGATGCGATAAGCCGGCGGCGACGTGCCGCTTTATCAATACATTTCTGGCGGTTGCCAGAGGCGGCCTGAGCTATCGAGCGCTTAGTGAACAGGCGCGTTTTACCCTGCGGGGTAATGACCTTTGGTCTTGTGATCAGGTCAAAGGTGCGATCGCAGATGCCGTCCTCGTTGAGCCAGGTTTCCGATGCGATCAGCTGTGCAATGCGGCCTTCTCCCTTGGTAATGCCGTTCGCAACGCGGTTAAATTCAACAAGCGTCACGCCGAACTTCTCCGCTATTTCGCTGCCGGTTACAGGGCGACCGCGCGTCTGAATCATCCAGATCACGCGCTCGCGAAGGCCGGAGAATTTCCCTGCTTTTCCGGGCCTGCGGTAAAATGGAGTGCGTTTCATTCGATCTCCAGTATCATTCGCTTAGTCTCTGCCACAAGGGAGAGGAACTCATTCCTTCTCGCGCGAAGGCGGCCTATTTCTGATTGGCACTCAGCGGCTGTCAGACGGTAAACAATGAGTTGCTTTCCGTCAGGGAAATCAGAGCAGTAGCTGATGAAGTCAACCCAATCCCGGCCAGAGCAATCAAGGTGGCCGATTAGTTGCCATCTATATGCCGGATCGAAGGCGCCGCGGGTGAGGGTGGCGTAGTGAGTGGCGGCAATTACCGACTTAATCTCAACCAACCCGTCCCGACCCACGAGTCCGTCTGGACTATCCCCATACGTTTCGTGATCAAAGAAACCGCCGTTATCCACGTCGACGAAGTTCATCTCTTCGTACAGCATGCGAGCGATTGGCTCCTGTTCGTGGCCGCGCTCCATATGGTCGTTTGTGAATCCAAACTCAGACTTGCACCCTTTAATCTGCTCAAGAGCTAACTGAAGCGCATAACGCTTGGCTGGCTCACCAAACGCCTTGCCATCGTTAGCCATAATCAAGCCGAAGTTTGAAGCGGTAGCCTTCCCCAGGCGAAGAGCATCCCACTCTTCCCCGTTTTGCTCGACGTCATGCCAGATCATGCTGAGCACTCCTTTTCCAGTTGGCGGCGATGCTCTGGAGAAATGTCCATTCTCGCCAGCACTGCATCCAGGTTGCCATCGCGCTTGAAGGCTGCCTTAGCGTTATTCCATGCCTGCGTTTTTTCCGGCGAAAGCACAGGTTTTGTAACGCGCGCTGGGCTTAAGCGGAGACCTTCAACCGATTCCTTTCCGAACCTGACATTTTTATCGACGTAAACAGTGACTTTCACGCCGACCCAATCCTCAAGGAATGGCGATCCGGTAATGCTTTTCAGCATCTTGCTGTTGGTGGCATTCAGGATCATTGGCTTAAGCTTTTCGCCAGGGCGCAACTCGCGCTCCTCAAAATAAGCGGTGTTAAAAACCTCTTTAGTTTTTTTGGTTTTGTCGCTTTCTAACGTTGCCCGGGCGATCGTCAGCACCGTGGGTTCAACGATATCGGCACTGCTCAGGTATGGAGAATCGAAAGCCTTACGGTAATGTGTTTTTGAATCTGTCATTTTGCAGCCTCTCTGATGAATCTGTTTACCAAAGGCCTGAGAGCATCCTGAATAGTGAAATGCTCGCGTCGCTCTTTGCTGCTGTCATAAATCGGTGTCCAGCCGCATCCCGTATTCACCTGGATTACCTGGTAACAACCTTTCCCATCTCTCCACTGAATTCCGTTCATCGAGAGCCACTCCTTGAAGTCGGCTAATTTCGATTTGTGGAGTAAATTTCTGCGGGCCATTAACTCTCTCCTTAAAACGGGCAGCCGGTGCGGTGATCCCAGTCGTATTCCGCCTGGGCGTAAGCTACTGCCGAAATGAGATCGTTATATGCCTCGCCAGCTGCATCGCTGCGGAGGCCTTCGTATGGGCTTTTGTCCATCGGTACAGAGATGCGGAACAGGCCTGACGGCTCTTTCGGCAGGGCGTCGATAATTTCCTGCGCCCGATCGTCAATCCACTTTTGCTTCTCTTCGGTGAGCGACTGTTCAGCCCATTTCCATTCTTCGATAGCTTCGTATGCGCGGTATGCGTTCATAGCTCGCTCCTGAAATTTGGTTGTGAAACGCCCGGCACCGGAATGGCTGCCTGATAGCTCAGTTAAATTCGTGCGCTGATATGCGCGGTTAATGCGTCCCGGCTGGTACCAGGTTCGGCTCGATACTGCGTGAAGCGTATGGCCGGCGGATGTGGCGCAGATTACCCTGCGGCTCATGCCAGTAACTGCCGTCGCGATAGTCGAAGCTGACCAGCCAGGCGGCGCCGGTGCGGCGATTGCGCATCATCACGGCGCGCCCGCTGTTAGGAATTGAGTTAGCCATTGAACACCCCCGTAGCGTGCAGAATTTTGATAATCAACGCTGTCCAGATAACGCCGCAGATCAGCAGGCAGTAAATCAGTGAACGAATGCCTTGTTTGCTCATTTGCCACCCCAGCACGGATAGCTAACTGCGATAACAGCAACCAAAAACGGAACGACCTTTAACCAAAAATTACGCCATGCAGGCTTGTCTTCTTCGCGGATCATCTCTTCACCTTTGCCTTATCGCGGCTAACGGAGCGTTGTTACCTATTACCGGCGCCAACGTTGTTGTTTGGATGAGATGATAATGTACTAATGGTTCATCAATGTAAAGTACCAAAAGTACATTTTTGATTTGGCAATAGTTCATTTCAATGTAAGTCAATGAACTTAAAGTATATTTATTTTATGTTTTGTTTTTGGTAGGGGTTGTTTGGCTGTGGAGCTGGCACTGGATGTGCTGATGCTGAGGAAAGAGTAGGGCAGTAAAAACCCGGCGCGGTGGCCGGGTTATTTCAGTTTATCAAGTAAGGATTCTCTTTCTTTTTTATCGGAATCTCTTCTATTTAGAAGGGCCTTGAAACTCTGAAGCTCGATCATCATTCTATGAACGAAAAGACTCGTATAGAGCGATACGAAGAGCAATCCACCTGATAGTTTCAGTACTTTGTATAATAATTCTTGATTTCCAGCACTAACCATCAGGCCTAATACTACAAATAGCGTCGAGAAAACATAGAATGCTAAAAGGGATACCATTACTCGCCTTTTATATTTAACCCGAGGCAAAAGCCTTCGCAACTCAGAACGGGTTAGCGAAGAGTGATCATTAACTTCGTTTGTTTTAAAGACTGCCTGTATACAATACGACAATGGCAGCTGCATCAAACCTACTACAGCCCATGGTGCCGCAATAACAACACCATCAACTATAAAGCTCAATGATATTTTGATTATAAAATAACCAATGAAAAAGGAAGCAAGCATAAGAACAAAGTGGATGATTTTAAATTTCATTATTATCCTCCTTGTTCATACCTTTACTTTACATTCAGCTCTCCAGCCTCAAGCTTGGAGAACAACCATTTGTGCATCTTTAAGAATAAATCATTTTCATCGATAATGCCATTGTTATATTCGACACTGATATTTCCTGAAAGTTTAATTTCTTTACCAGTAATTTCCCCTCCGCCTTGAAGTTTTATGCTGTAATCATCCCCATCTATATGTCTCAGTGATGTCGCTATGCTGTCAATAACGGCCTGTCCTCCATCATTTGTTTTTCTGAAATATGTAATTTCAAGACTTACCTGTAGATTGGCATCATCTAAGGAATCCTTCAAATTGATATCGTCGGCCCAGTTATCACCTAAAAAAGCCTTAAGCAACGATCCGCCCTTACCAGTAGGCCTGTACTTTATCGTTTTAACTGAACCTGTGGTTTTTGGTGTGGAAGGTGCGTCATCATTTTTCACTTCAGAAGTTATTGGCAAACTGCCAATTCTAATGCTTTTGGCTGGTGATTTTTCCATCTTCTGCATTGTCGCTTCCGATGGCTTATCTTGCAGGAGTAAGACAAAATCCTCTAAATCAGTAAAGCTATTTATAAGCCAGTTAAGATGAGACTCAAATTCTCTGGAACGTAGGGATGTAGACTGAACAATTAACACATGGTTGTTTAAAACACCGAAATATAAAATGGAGTCAACAAACTCCCTTTTTTTATCTTGTGCGTTATCGCCATTAATAATAATATCATGCGAAGTGATTGAGTTAATGTCATAAAATCTGACATTTTCACTTATTTCTAATAGAGATTGACTCTTGTCCTTCTCAAAAAGAACCAGCTGTCCAAAAAGAATTGTTTTGTATGTATTGCTTTTATTTAAAAACCTTATACCAGAATTATCATCTGAGGGTGAGGTTTTTTCTTGACGAAGCAAAACGTTTTCAGCGGAGCCACCATCCCCTATGATTCCAAGTAAAATGCTTTGCAATGATGACGCCCCGCTTGGGATGACTGCTTTTTTATAATGAACTATTTTCGGTCTGCTATCTTTCATTGCAATTATCTCGCTATATGTAACTTAGCCCGAATAGGCACCATAACTATGAAATATTCAAAACTACCAACTATGCGTCAACCAGAGCGCCTTTCCGATCACCCAGACACCCCATCAACCCAAGTCCAGAACCCATTGCCACACAATCAGCGCGACTAGAATGGCAGCTATGATGACAACCAGATACTTTCTCACCATGCTGAGAATCCCTTTAAGGCATTGTCCTGAAGCATAAACACACATATGCCCGCCACTATGACTATCAGTGCTAGAACAAAGATAAGCGACCTCATGAGTTCTCCTTTCAGTCCGTTACCAGTGAAAAATCAGTAGTGAGATAGCCATAACCGAGATCAGCGCTACCAGTCTATTGAAGAAATGTTCCTTCATCTCTTATCTTGCTCCGCGTGTGTTTGTTTTCGCTACCCAAACGTCTTATCAGGCCACATGCTAGCTACCCATGCTTCCTGTACGTCCTCGGCATTACCAAAAACACATCGAACTACCGGTCTGGCTTATTCAAAGTCATCCCGCTCATCCCTTCGCTTGAAGAAAACTTTATCCAGCCTGAGCACTATCCCAACCAGTCCGATAATCAGTAAAGTAATGAGTATTGGGATAATCAGATCAGACATGCTTCCTCTGCGTGCTAAAGCTTTACCCATGCTTCCTGTACGTCTGCGGCATGCTGCCGATCACCTTGCCGAACACGAACACCCGGTTCATCTCGTCTTTTTCGATCGGGTCCCAGGCTGCATAGCTCTTGTTATCTGAGATAACCAGCAGCTTGTCCTTCATCTTCTGCAGGCGCTTGACGTGAGCAGTGTCGTCGTACAGGAAGGCGTATATCCCGTCGCCGTCGAAGCTCTTAACGCTGATGTCGACGAACAGCAGATCACCCGGCTCAATCGTGCCGGACATGCTGTCACCCCGGACGTTGATAATCCGGATGTTCTCAGCCTTGCGCCCATCGAACATATGCCGGGCTTCCGCTGGCGCATACTCAACAGAGCGGAGGATTTCAACGAACTCTTGGTTTACCACCCCAGGTCCTGCGCTGACGGCGATATCCAAAAGGTCAACCCTAAAGACGTCTTTCCGATTAGTTGCCGACCCAGGCTCAATACCGTCCTCATCAGCATCGCCAAGTAGGTACGATGCAGACGTGCCTATATGGGACGCTAAAGCCTGGAGCGTTCCCCTCCTTGGTATTGACTCCCCATTAAACCATTTGCTCACGGCCTTCGGTGTCAACTTCATTCTCTTGGCGATCTCAGCCTGGCGACCGTGTGGCATCAATCCAGCTTTATCGCAGGCCAGCGCTAGCCTCTGAGAGAATTCTTTTCGCGCTCTTTCTTCATGAACCATATGTTCAATCATAATATCACTTGCGTGAACTATCAGTTCCGACTTAATATGTACTTACAGTTCATTATTGAGGGTTAAACATGGCACCTAACAGTCTTGGCGAAATCATCAAAAAGATTCGCGTTCCTGTTGTAGCTAAAGCCTGTGGTTGCTCTCCGCGCGCAATTTACAAGTGGATTGCCAACGGAAGCCTGCCGAGAACGGACTACACCGACGAGACCAATTACGCAGAAAAAATCGCTCTCGCTTCTGGCGGCCAGTTTACTGCTGCGCAGATCCGGGAAGTCAGCAAGCCTAAAGCCGCCTGACTGGCGGCCATTCCAAACAACACCAGAGGAAGTATCACAAATGGAGAGTTCAACGACACGCAACAAAGTGGAGGCTCGCAGGATAGAAAGCTGGTTACACAGCCAGATAGCTGAACTGGGAACCACGAATATCGCCAAGGTGGCCGGAGTGAATAAGTCGACGGTGAGTCGCTGGCGGGAAAGCCTGCTGCCGAACATGTCGCTGCTGCTGGCCATCCTGATTTCTAACAGGCCGGGAGAGAAAGGTGACTTTGAAGCATGAGTGGGAACAGAAAGGCGAAAGCCGCAGTGCGCTAACACTAACGGCTTTCAGGTGCAAAAACGAAGAGGTAATTGCGAGGTAATTATGCCTGGTAAATCTGTAAGAGTAAACAATCCGGAGGTAGCACGTGAGCATGTCACTTATGGCGAAAGCAATGGGGGTCAAAGTGGGAAACTCACTGCGTAAGCTCGTTCTTATCAAGCTGGCCGACAACGCCAACGACAAGGGCGAATGCTGGCCTTCGTATCAACACATTGCCGATCAGTGCGAATGCAGCAAGTCTGCTGTTCGCAACCATATTGATGCGCTTGAGGATATGGGGCTAATCAAGCGTGAAAATCGCGTTGGGGTCAACAACGGGAAGGGTAATACATCCAACGTGTATTATCTGAACCTTGATGTCACCCCTATGCCACCAAAAAGCACAGGGGTATGCCATGAAATAGCACCCCCTATGCCATCTGATGGCACACCCCCTATGCCACCAGATGGCACCAGAACCAGTCACTCTTTTGAACCAGTCACTGAACCAGACTCTCTCTCTGCGCGAGGGCAGTTTATCAGCGAGGCTGCAAAGCGACGGATCGGGATTTCACCCAACGGGGAAATACCTTTCCCTCCTGCCTTCAAGCCACTGGCAGATCACATTGCGATTGCCTCGGAGAAAGGGATCAACATTGAAACCGAGTTGCTGAACTTTCGTGATTATCACCAGGCCCGCGGCACAAAGCTGATCGACTGGAACTCGGCATTCCGTGTATGGCTCAGGAACGCGAGAGTTAATCCGCTTTCCGGGCGCCAGAGAAGCGAACCTGATTCTCCACACTGGAACAGCCCTGAAGGCTGGAAGGACTTCATATGACCGCACAGCTTATGACCGCGATCGGCAATCGCGATGGTGATGCGCTGGCCAGAATGGCCGCAGGTAGCACGGAGCCGCAGAGGCTTCTCGATTTCGAAGCTGAAAGGCTGGTTGATTCTCTGTTCCGACAGCTGAAGCAGATCTTCCCGGCGTCTACCCAGACTAACCTGCGGACCGACGCCGAAGAGAAGACAGCGAAGCGCCAGTGGATTGCAGCTTTTGCCGAAAACGGGATCCGCACCCGCGAGCAGTTATCCGCCGGAGTGCGCCACGCGAGAGCCAGTGAATCGCCGTTCTGGCCATCGCCGGGCCAGTTCATCAAGTGGTGCAAGGACAGCGGAACTGTGCTCGGCGTGACTCTTGTCGACGTGATGAACGAGTTCCACCGCTACAGCCGTGAGAAGGGGCTGCATACCGGCGGTGCTGAGCGCTTCCCGTGGTCTCACCCTGTCATGTACTGGGTTGTTACCGATACCCGGCGAGCAATGTACCAGCGCCAGCTCAGCGAGGCAGAAACCGAGAAATACGCTGCTAAAAAGCTGGAAGACTGGGCGCTGAAAGTCGCCGCCGGAGAACAAATACCGTCGCCGGTACTGGCTCTGGAGAACAACCAGGAAGCCATTCCGACAAACCATGCCAGCCGTCAGCAGGGGTTTCACCCTGAAGGGAAAAGCTTCGGATGCATGCCAAACGCGGCATCGCTCGGTGCGTTAACTCCGGCTCAGTGGCTGCGGGATGAATACCTGCGCGGGAAAGAGAGAGGGCTTATCTGATGAAAAAGAACTCTGGCAAACAAGCCGTTATTAACTTCATCGGCCAGCATCCTGGCTGCAGCTTTCAGGATATCCGCCGCGGTACCGGCCTTGACTCTTCAGTGGTCAATTCCTCCCTGTGGCAGATGAACAAAGACGGCCAGGTTAACCGTGAAGGTGAGTGCAGGAGCTACCGCTACACCCTGATCGACACAACAGCCGTAACCGAAAGCGATCCGTCTGTTCAGTATCGCCAGCGTCCTGGCGGCGTAAACCCAATGACCAACCTGTTTAACCAGTGCCTGGCGGGAGTAATAAAATGATTTTTCTCAAATTAACCCAAAAATCAACGGTAGAGCGCCAGGGCAAATATGGCTGGGTGCCTGAAACAGTTGATGAGCCCGTGTTTGTTGCTGCAGACCACATCGTCAGCATGTATTTCGCTGGCGTGACAATTCTGAAAATGACCTCCGGAGAACGCATTGACGTGAAAGAGACCCCGGAAGAAATCATCGCCATGCTTACCGATGGAGCCGACAAATGACTATCACACTACAGGCAGTAAACGAGCTCATCGCCTCCCTGGAGAGCGCAGGCGAGCTGTCAATCAGAGAGCAGAAGTTCCTGAAGCTGGCGAAAGCGTTTAATCAGCTGGCTGCGGAGAATGTGGAGGCAAAAAAAATAATTAGCGAATGCCGGGAGTATTTCATCGCTGGGGTGATGAACCGTATCAGACCAACGAATGAAGGCTACCTGCATATGATTTGCGACACGTTTGCAGACGAAACCCCCGCCACCGATCGCATCGTAGCCGAAGCCGAGGCGCGCGGGGTCGAGAAGGGTATCGCTCACCTGGAGAAGAAGTTCAGCAATATCGGCGTGCAGATCATGAATTTGCAGTGGCTGGCAGACTCTCTGCGTGAGGGAGCATCAGAATGAGCAACCGTATCCCTAACTTCGGCTGGAACCGCCTGAAACTGGCAACGCTCACTTATGAACAACTGACTCAACTGGAAGAGCAAGTGAAGGCTGAGCATGCCTGCAAAAACGGCATTCACCTCTTCGACAAAGCCGGTCAGCGCAAACTCGATACCCTTAGCTGGGCTGTATACAACAAGCAGAAGGCGGAGCGTGCCGCATGAGTAAGACGCTGGATATTCGCGCCGGTGATCGGTTCGAAACAGTTTACCCATTCATTTTCGTATGCACTGACCATCAGCAATGGGACGGAAATGTATTCACCGATGAAAGGTGGATTGGTGGTTGCCGAAGGACATTTGAGCCAGCTGATTGCGGCTATGGAGACCAGACCGTTTACACAGCTGATGCAGAAGGGAAAAGAATTCTGGAGGTTCTTTCAGTCGCCGAAATGCCTGGAAAGTGGCAGCGCCGGATCATCTATGCCTGCCATCTTGTTGACCCGGAAGGGAAAGAAAGGAAAGGCAGGAAGGCCTATACGGCAACCGAGGACAGATTCATCAAAATGTCGTCAGGGTATTTTGCGGATTATGGAGTGGAGAACAGCGATGACTGATATCACCGAACTGGCGCAGAGAGAGAAATTCGAGGCTTGGTTTAAGTCGTCATTTCATCCCGACAAAACAGGGCCATACATCAAAGACCAACTGTATTTCGCCTGGAAAGCGGCTGGTGCCGAGCTGGTAGAGGCGCTGGAGAAGGCGCGGCAGCGGATTACTCAGATGGAGTCCCGCACCGTCACCGACTGGATAGAACATGACGGGAAATGGCGACCGGAATCGCTGGGTCTGGATGAACTTGTATACCTGAAAACCAGAAAACAGGAGCTGAAAATACCGTACCCGGCGGGAAAGGTTAAAGGGTGGATGAATACCGGCGGAGACATGGATGTTATGGCGTACAAGCTGGCGTCGCCACAAGCCAGCACCGTCACCGTGAAGCTGCCACTACCGCGCCGAAAAACAGCTGATGACTATGTCGATGACACGTTCGAGCCGTGCGATCTGGCTGCGGTATACAACGCATGTCGCCTTGAATGTGAAGTGAAGTTCAAGAACGCACTGACTGCCGCTGGCATCAAGGTGGAGGCTGAGTGATGCTTAATTTAGATGGTCTTGGCGGGGCAATTGTTATTTTCGGCATCATCTGCGCGGTGGTCGGCTGGGGAGTAATTGAGTTCATCCTCTGGCTGTTCTCATTCGTTCACATTTCTTTCGGAGGTTAGGGTAATGACCAAATCAACCATAACCAGAGAGCGCTTGGAACAACTCGCTGATAACAACACTATCTGCAAAGTTTCATGGGATGAGCGGATCGAACTGGCACAAATCGCGCTGGCCGCAATGGACAGCGAGTCAGGGTGTTTGCCTCTCGACTACCTGCAGGGGCACAAAGACGGTCTGGAATGGGTCGCCCAACTGGCAGAAGCCAATCACCCTGAAACAGGAGACTGGCTTTACGATGATCCTATCGAGCTGGCAAAAGCTATTCGCAAAGGTCCAGATATGCCGCCAGCGCAGCCGGTAGCGGACAGCGAGCCGGTGGCGTGGACATGGCACTATCGTGAGCAATGGCATGTTACAAACGACGAGCGACGCGCAGAATTTGTCGCAAAAGATGGTGATGTGGCTGTACTGCCGCTCTATCGCCACGCACAGCCAGCGCCGGTAGTGCAGGAAGTTGACGCTGATGACAATTTCTATTCATGGTTTGGCAGGGAGTGGCGTGAGAATTATCAGCACAACCAATACACCACAGCGGCTAAGCAAATGCTGGGTGTGATGGCTGAATCTGCGTGGAAAGCTGGGCGCCGCGCCGCCATGCTCCAGTCTGGCAACTCTCCGGTAGTGCCAGACGAGCGGGCTGCTTTCAACGCATGGAATAATGACGTTGATTGCCCGCTGGCTGGTCGTGACGCAAAGAGCGCTGCATGGTTGGCTTGGCAATCCCGCGCCGCCATGCTCGCAGCCGCCCCGCAGGAGGTGAAAGGTGAGTAACCAAATCCCTGAAGCTGTAGCCGTAGCGATGATTAATGCGGCCAGAGATATTACGGTAGCAAAAATTAATGCCAAAGGCGCGAAGTTCTACGGTTATACAACCTCGGTAAACTGGTTTGATCGTTCAATGAAAGAGGTCCGCGAAGCCGTTAAAGCAGTGCTTCCTGACATTGAACGGGAGGTAAGGTGATGCCTAAATCCCCCGCAGAACGCAAAGCCGCGCACCCATCCAGTTGATGCTATATAATCCCCTCCACAGAAGAGGGGATTTTTATGTCACAGTGGAACATTGCAACCAAATCGAAAGATGAGCAGGACAAGGTCAACGTAGACCTCGCAGCGTCCGGCGTCGCCTACAAAGAGCGCCTGAACATGCCAGTTGTCGCTGAAGTGGTAGCCAGAGAGCAGCCCGAGCATTTACGCGAGTATTTCATGGAGCGCGTCCGCTACTACCGCGAGCAGAGCATCCAACTACCCCGCGCATCCGATCCGCGCTATCTCGAAATGGCAGAGCAGAACGCCAAGAAATAGCCAATTTCTCGTATATGCTCATTTTGCATTTATCCCCGGGAAGGGCGATAATTACCTCGTCAGCCTGAGCAACTGACGACTTACTTCCGGCGCCAAGTGGGGACACATGGCGCACAAAACCTTACAGCAATCCCTGTCACCGATGGCGAAAGCCACCGGCGATTTTCTGCATTCAGCGTTTGACCTCTCCGGAGGTGAAGCGTGAAGCAACAATTCTGCCTTATCAACGACAACGTTAAGCGTAACGTCGTCAGCTTCATCCAGTCTCTGCCCGTCGACCACCGATCGCCGCTGATTATCGAGGCGCGCGAAGAAAGCCGCACCGACAAACAGAATCGCCTCATGTGGCCACTTTTGAAAGACCTGAGCGATCAGGTGATCTGGCACGGTGAAAAGCTGGAGCCTGCGGAGTGGAAAGACCTCATAACCGTACTGGTCAGCCAGATGCAAAACCCGGAGCGTGAGCAGAAATCAGCCCCGGGCATCAACGGCGGCCGCGTCTATTTCGGCGTTCGCACCTCACAATCCAGCAAGCGCTACATGGTCGAGGTGATCGAGGCGATTTACTGGTTCGGCACCGAGCACAATGTGAAGTTCAGCGAGAAGTCCAGCAGTCGGATTGCATGGGCCCAGGAATGGAGGGCTTCGCATGCACAATCTGCTCGGTAAGGTCATGGATCGCGGCATCTTCCGCGTGCCGGCGCGCCGCAAGCGCAAGGTCGAAGTTAAGCCGTCAGATATCCCGACCCTGAAAGACTACACCGCCCGCCTGGTCGATAAGAAGTGGCTCCGCCTGAGAGCACGGAGGCCACATGCTTAAACCAGCACGCCGTAAATGCGCCCACTGCCGCGAATGGTTCCATCCTGCCCGGGAGGGGCAGGTGGTATGCAGTTTTGAATGCGCCAGCGCGATCGGCAAAAAACAGACAGCAAAAGCCCGGGAAGCGGCGAAGGCCAGGGCGGTGAAGCGCCACCGTGAATCCGAGAAGGAGGGGCGTCAGCGCCGTAAAGCAAGATTGGCTGAGCTCAGACCTAACGGTTACTACAAAGCCCAGGCTCAGAAGGCATTCAACGCCTACATCCGCGCTCGTGATGCTGCTTTGCCATGCATCAGTTGCGGCGAGACCAACCCGCCTGATCTGCATGGCGGCCAGTGGGACTGCGGCCACTTCAAAACGGTCGGCGCTTACCCTGAGTTGCGTTTTGAAGAGCGCAACGCTCATAAGCAGTGCAAATCGTGCAATGCCGGGGCCGGTAAGTACACCGCCAAAGAGTTGACGGTTGCTCAGCAATACGAAGCTGGCCTGGTCGCTCGTTACGGACAGGAGTATGTCGACTGGCTTAACGGACCCCACGAAATGACCAACTACCGCCGGGAAGACTTTATTCGTATCCGCGATGAGTACCGCGCCAAGCTCAAAGCACTGAAATAGCGGGAGGCCGCATGAACCACGACGTTATCGAACGCATCCGCGACCGCTGGCAAAAGCTTCGCCTCTGCCGGCACCGCGGCACCGTACTGGTTGACTACCGCATACCGAGAAATTTCGTTCGCATCTATCAGACCCTGGGAGAGACAGCATGAACCTCGAATCTATCGCCAAATACTTCGCGCCTAAATCACCAATGCTGAGCGACTCGCCACGGGCTACTGCATCGGATGGTCTAACCGGCACTGACATCATGGCCGCTCTTGGGCTGGTAAATGCCAAGTGCGGATTCGGCTTCGACCTCTATCTGGCAAAGATCGGGGTAAGCACACCTGACCGAGCAATGGAGCTACTTTATGAATCAGCAGATCGATTATCAATCCGCTTTAACATCGTTTCAGAACTCAGCCAGGACGTTCGCAAAAGAGTTCTCGAAGTTCTGTGTGCTTTTGCATACCAGGATTACACGCGAAGTGCTGCCAGCGTTAGAAAATGCACTTGCTGCGATGGGACTGGCTTCACAGAGGCCCAGGTATTCACCAATAAATGCTCATATCCGTGGGGCAAGCCACCTTATTGGGCAAAGATGTCCCGAGCGGTTCGCCCAAGCCACTGGGAGTGCTGGAGCGAAGTGCGCGAAGTGGTCAAAGTTAAATGCTCAGCCTGTAACGGAAAGGGTGCTATCAGCAATTCGTGTCGCTGCAATGGGAAAGGAAAGGTACTGGATAAAGAGGCCAGCGAGCGCCTTGGTCTACCGGTAATGAGGGTGTGCGATCGCTGCAGTGGAAGAGGCTATGCGCGCATGAAATTTTCGACGGTGCTGGAAGGGGTAAGGGCCGTGGCTGACATTAAGAAAACGGTAGCATATGAGCAATTACAACCGTTCTTCGAGGAACTGGTATCCGAGTGTCACAAACAGGAGTCCTACGCTGATGTCATTCTATCTCGGGTGACGAAATAATGAATATTTTCTATGAAAATATAATTTTGTGGAAAATACCTATTGCAATCTCCGGAAAAACTGGTTAGATTCATCCCTAACGCTGGGAATCCGTTCAGTCGTTCCGAAGCAAAAAATTCAAGCCCGAGGTTAACGCCTTGGGCTTTTTTATGCCTGCGATCCGGTCAGGGCTCTTGGGTAGAGACGTGCTGCACGACACGTCGACACCCGCCGGTAAGAGCTCTGAACCAGACTGAAGTTAATCTGCAATAAGAAAACTGCATGTCATCATTTGCTTACATCTTATTGACCAGAAAATTAACATCTTGTTAATCTATTCGTGTGGTGAATCCCCCTGTGCGGTGGGGCGACCAGTCACTTACAGTGATCTGTAAATGCAGCGCGGGCCATGTCGGCTGGGACATGCTCACCGGGAGGCACCCGGCACCACGCAGTACTACTAAGACATTTGGTAGTGGGGTTGCTGTTTCGGCTCCTCCATCTATGTTTAAAAGGCAGTAACGGAAAAAGCGAGCGCTCTCCTGGTAAATCGGTAGCTCGGACTATTAGGTGCGCTTTCGTTTGTTACTACCTAGAATGTCTACTTTCTGCCCGTTCCTCTGAGCGGGCTTTTTTTCGCCTGATTAAGGCATTGCTACAAACCATAAGACATTTAAGGGCTGCGCTTTAGCGTGGCCTTTTTTTATTTCAGGGTCGCGGGAATCACCCTCGACGCTTTGTTGGTAAATCAGCCCGACGGCCCTGATCTTCTCACACACAGCTTCCCGATCTTTCATCGGAGGCGGTAACTATGGCTAAGCGTATGCAAGACAAAGAGAGCATTGCCGGGATGTCCTGGCTGGTTCTGCTGATCATTGCTTGCTGGGGTGGACTTGTCCGCTACCTGATAGATGTGAAGCAGAGCAAGGCAACATGGAGCTTGATCAATGCTCTTGCCCAAATGGTGGTTTCAGGGTTTACCGGTGTTATTGCTGGCCTGGTGAGCATTGAAAGCGGACTAAGCATTTACATGATTCTGGCAACCGCGGGGATAAGCGGCGCGATGGGATCCGTAGCGTTGACCTATTTCTGGGAACGCCTGACGGGGATTAAAGATGCAAATCAGTAATAACAGCATCGCGCTGATTAAGCGATTTGAGGGTTGTAGATTAACCGCATACCCAGACCCTGGCACCGGTGGTGATCCCTGGACGATTGGCTACGGCTGGACGGGAAAAGTAGACGGAAAGCCTATCAAGCCCGGAATGAAGATTGACGACGCAACGGCGGATCGCCTGCTGCGCACTGGCGTAGTGAGCTTTGACCAGGCGGTAAGCAAGATGCTCAAAGTATCCGTCACCCAGAATCAGTACGACGCGCTTGTGTCGCTGGCCTACAACATAGGTACGCGAGCGCTATCTACATCAACGCTGATGAAGAAGCTGAATGCAGGTGATGTGAAAGGCGCGGCTGATGAGTTCCTTCGCTGGAACCGGTCAGGCGGCAAGGTAATGGCTGGCCTCACCAATCGCCGCAAGGCAGAGCGAGAAGTCTTTTTATCGTGAACACGGGGAACCTATGAACTATCTCATTAACCGGCTAAAAGAGCCGTCAACATGGCGCGGCATCATCCTGGTCATTGCTGGCGTATTTGGCTACCAGATGCCTCCCGGCATTCAGGAAACCGTCATCGCTGGCGGCGTAGCGCTGGCTGGCGTTGTTGGTGCGGTGATGCCGGACAGTGTTAAGAAATGATCGCGCGATAGGCATTACAGAGCCACTTCAAGAGGTGGCTCGATAATGTCAAGGCGAGGACAAAATTATGGCAACACCGGACTGGGAGGCCATCGAGTCGGCATACCGGCCTGGGCGATGCTTCCGGCCTCCGACTTACTGACTCCGCTGAACGGGATTATTTCACCCTCAGAGAGCGAATCACCAGTCAATTAACTGGACTGCAAGCGTATGTACGTGAGCGGTGTATTGGGTGAGTCTGTTAAAGGAATGAAAAAGAGGCTTAGAAAATAAGCCTCTTGGTTACTCTTACGTCGGTTGTGTGTTCCCATCCGGGACTGGGTTATCTTTACTGTCCGCGATCAGGGCTTCAGCAGCTGCTTTTGTAACGGGAACTTTCGTATGACAATCTTCAAAAAGGGCCTTAAACCCCTTTACCTGTTCGACTGTATACTTATGGTTCGTTGTGCTACCGGAGCTAAGTTGTGCAGCTATAGCTTCAGGGGCTACGCCGCCCTTAGCCATTTTACCAACTCGCTCAACGACTATGCCAGAACGACTTGTCGGTGAAGATACCTTATCAAGAACCTGACTTCCTGTATCAACTAAGGCATCGCCAACCTCTGCGACTGCATCTAGAGCTTTATCAAAGATGTTTTTCTTATCCATTTATTTGCTCCAAAGAACGTAATGGCGAGATTGCCAACCTTTAATAATGGGTAAGTTAGATAATAAAGCAAGGGATTTTTCTAAGAGAAAAATGATATTGCAGAGCTGCATACCTGACAAGGCTGTTTAAGGATTTTTTATGGATAGACCGCAACCGCCTCCTGGCGGTTTTTTGTTGCCATTACAAAAGCTACCTTCGGGTGGCTTTTTTAATGGCCCTAACTACTGGAGTTGAACATGGCTGAGCTAACAGAGAGTAGGCCATTCCCACCAGTCAACTTCACTGGCGAAAACTGGCTGCCGTATACGCGGCTGATCCCTGCTACCGAAATCGGAGAATGGGTAAATCAGAACATCCTCACCGAAGACGGCCGAATCCATAACCCTGACCATGCGCACTTGGTCGATGCTGATGTCGCGTTTATGTGGGCCTCTGGCTCATTCGCCAAAAGCGGGCGCATTTTGCTGGGACAGTGTGAGCAGGTAATGATGCGCGTCGGCGGCTGGCAGAAAGCCCGAATGGAGCAACAGATGCATGAATGGTTCGGTCGCATACCGAAGTTCATCATCACCCTGGCTGCTGACTACTGCGAGCAATGTAACGATCTGGAGTTCTGCGCACTGCTAGAGCATGAGCTTTACCACATCGCCCAGGCTACCGATGACTATGGCGCGCCGAAGTTCAACAAAGAGACCGGAATGCCGGTGCTCAAACTTCGCGGCCATGACGTCGAGGAATTCGTCGGAGTGGTCCGGCGTTACGGCGCCAGCAAAGATGTGCAGGAAATGGTGGATGCGGCGAACAGGCCGGCGGAGGTCGCTAACATCGATGTTGCCAGAGCGTGTGGGACGTGCATGCTTAAGCTGGCGTGATTTTATACTGCTTTATACGGATGGTGATTTATGGCTGCACTAAAACCGGAAGTGAGAGCCTTTATCATTCAAGAGCTTGCATGCTTTGATACGCCATCACAAATCGTCGAGTCCGTACAAAAAGAATTTAAGGTTCAGGTGACGCGCCAGCAAGTAGCGTCGCATGACCCAACAAAGGCCGCAGGTAAAGGGCTCGCTAAGAAGTGGGTGGACCTTTTCAACGAACTCCGCGACCGCTTCCTCAACGAAATTTCCGACATTCCGATCGCCAATAAAGCCTATCGTCTCCGTGCGCTTGACCGGATGATGACCAAGGCCGAGAGCATGCGAAACATGGCGTTGGCTGCCTCGCTGATGGAGCAGGCAGCCAAAGAGTGCGGCGATGCATACACGAATAAGCAGAAGGTTGAACACTCAGGCGCCCTTGCCGTGAGCTCAGTTGCATCTGTCATGGACGAGATAGGAGATGAAGACCTGTAAGGAGTGACTGTGTTAACTGAAAAGCAGAAAGCGCTCCTGAAGAACAGGTTCTGGCGTCTCAATCACCTGTACAAAATCAAAGATAAAAACGGTAAGTGCGTAACGTTCAAGATGACTCCTGAGCAGTTGGAGTATTTCGACGGGATGCACGACCGCAACGTGATACTCAAGGCACGTCAACTAGGGTTCACCACCGAGGTGTGCATCATCCAGCTTGACCTGGCGATCTTCCACAAAAAAGAATGCGCACTGATCGCTCACTCACTTCCGGATGCAGAAAGGCTATTCCGAAACAAAACGCAGTTTGCCTACCAGCGGATGCCCGACGATATCAAGCTGGCCAACCCTCTCGTTAAAGAGACGACCAGCGAGTACGTCTTCGCGAAAGGCGGTAGCGTAACGGTGTCAACTTCCTTCCGAGGCGGCACGCTGTACAGCTTGCACGTATCAGAATTCGGGAAGATATGCGCCAAGTATCCGGAGAAGGCTAAGGAGATTGTTACCGGTGCTTTTGAGGCTGTGCCACTTGGTGGCGTTATTACGCTTGAAAGTACTGCTGAGGGACGAGCTGGGTATTTCTATGACTACTGCGCTGAGGCTGAGAAGGCCATGCTTCAGGGCAAGGAGCTATCCAACCTCGACTGGAAGTTTTTCTTCTTCTCCTGGTGGAAGAACCCGCAGTACGCAATCGACCCGGTTGAATCGCTGCCGGTGCGCCTGATTGAGTACTTCGCCGAGATGGAGGCGAAGCACGGCGTAATCGTCAACGAACGCCAGAAAGCATGGTACTACGCCAAAGAGAAAACGCTCGGCGACGACATGAAGCGCGAATACCCGACCATTCCGGCCGAGGCGTTCCAGCAGTCTGTCGAGGGCGCGTATTACGCCAAACAGTTCCGCTGGCTCTACACCAACAAGCGGATCGGGCAAATCCCGGACAACTCGCACCTCCCGGTTCATACGTTCTGGGATATTGGCGTGGGCGACTCCACGGCGATCTGGTTCGTTCGCGAGGTCGGCGAAGAGTTTCATATCATCGACTACTACGAAAACTCTGGCGAGGGGCTTCGGCACTACATGAAGGTGCTGAAAGACCGCGGCTATGAGTACGGTGAGCACTGGGGTCCGCACGATATCGAGAACCGCGAGTTTGCTGCTGACGCGAAGTCTCGCAAGGAGCTAGCGCGCGAGGGCTACGAGATTGACGGCCGGATGTATTCGATGAACTTCCGCGTTGTGCCGAAGGCTGGGATCGACACCGGCATTGAGTCGGTGCGTGAAATCCTCAAGTCCTGCGTTTTCGATGAGGAGAAGTGCGCTGTTGGCATCTCCCACCTTGAAGGTTACCGCAAGGAGTGGGACGACAAGCGCGGCTGCTGGAAAGACAAACCCCTTCACGACTTTACATCGCACGGCGCCGACAGCTTCCGTTACTTTGCCGTGGCGAAGAACAACCGCAAGCAGGTCGGAACAGTATTCTTCTAAGGAGCATCGCCAGTGAGCGAACAAGATAACGGCCTTCAACTGGCTGTGAACAATCTCGCCACTGAAATGCGGCGAGCGAATTACCTTAACTCCATCGGTATCGGCGGGGGCAATACCAAGCGCCCGACGCTCTATCAGGAGTTTGGTTACCCGCGCACCATTACCTTCCATGACTTCTACAACATGTACCGGCGCAACGCCGTCGGATTCGCTGTGGTGCATCGCCTTCTGGATGGTTGCTGGCAGGACTATCCGGTCATCGTTGACGGTGATGAGTCCCAGGAGGCGAAGAAAACCAACCCGTGGGAAAAGAACGTCACCAGGTTCATGAAAAAATGGTGGCCGAAGGTGAAGGATGCCGATCGCCGCAATATGGTGGGCCGCTACTCCGCGCTGTTACTGCAGATCAAAGATAACCGGCCATGGAATGAGGAAGTCGACACTTCCCTTGTAAGGAGTCTCGGCGAGGCAGCGCTGGTTAAGCTGATCCCTGTGTGGGAGCCACAACTGACGGTCGCCGAATGGGATAACGATCGTCAGTCTGAGACTTTCGGCCAGCCGAAGATGTTCAACTTCAACGAGCAACCGGTTGGAGACGAGGCTTTCGTCGGGCCGACTCGCGGTGAGCCTGTTCATCCGAGCCGGGTGATCCTGTTCTGTGAAGGCTCGGAAGATGACAACGTTCTGTCTGGTATCCCGCTTCTTGAGGCCGGATACAACAAAGGGCTCGACCTTGAGAAGATTTCCGGCGGTGGCGCTGAGGGCTTCCTGAAGAATGCCAGCCGGCAGATCGCGGTCGAGTTCAGCAAAGAAACAGACATGGCTACGCTGTCAGATCTGGCTAAGAAGGCTGGTTATGCCGACCTCGGCGAAGCCATGGGCGACAAGGTCAACAAGCTTAACCGCGGCACCGATGCGGCGGCGGTGATGCAGGCCGGGCAGATGCATGTTCTTAGCGTGACACCCGGAGACCCGGGGCCGACGTGGGAGGTCACCGCGAACGAGCTGGCGGCGTCAGTTCAAATCCCATTCACCATCCTGTTTGGACAGCAGACCGGGCGCCTGGCGAGCGATGAGGATAAAACAGACTGGGCCATTCGCCGCAATACCCGCCGCAACGGCTTCCTGACCGACCGAATCACAGCCTTGCTGGAACGCTTCTGGACCCTGGGCATTATCGATCCGCCGACAAATGGAGAGGTCACCATTTCATGGACCGACCTGCTGGCTCCGGGCGAGAAAGAGAAAATCGAGAACGCTTCGAAACTGGCTGATATCGTCCAGAAAACGTCGGGCTTCTATGGTGGCGAGCCGCCATTCACAGCCAACGAACTTCGCGAGATTGTAGGCCTCGACCCTCTGCCTGAGCCAAAGCAACCACCTAACCCGAATGACAAGGTGACAACCGATGATCCACTGGCCGATGACACCGGAGCAGACGGCAAAGGTGGGGCTGCCGATAGTTCCGCGCAGCAAGGTTGACCCGACCCGATCGGCCAAGCAGGTAACCGCGATGTTCCGGGATATCGAGGGCCGGTATCTCGGCATCAAGCGCGCACTGAAAGCACTGTTTGATCAGCGCCTGACCGGGAGAGAGCGAGAGGTTAACAGCCACAACTGGCACTTCCTGTGCCACGTTAACGGCGACGAGCCAACGCTCTACCAGGTCAACGCCGGCAAGTTCATCTACGACATGTCGGCGCAGGAGCTGGCCGACCTGCTCGAAGCGGTACAGTCCATTCTCGACGATTACCTGTTGGAAGGCGGCGAGCAAAACCTGTGGGCGATGGATTACGTCGCCGCAGAGGCGCAGCGCGGAACGCTGGAGGCATACAACAACCTCTCGCAGCAGTCGCAGGTGTACGCCAGCCAGACGACGCTTCAGCAGCTTTTAAGCAGCCCTGGTCACCTTAATCAGGTGGCAGCCGCCAGACTGACAACATTTAGCGACTGGAAGGTAATCAGCGACACCGCCCGCGGCGATCTGACAAACATCATTACCGATGCCGTGGCCCGTGGAGTTAACCCACGCGAAACGGCCAGCGTTATCAGCAAGCGCCTCGATGTGTCGATGTCGAAGGCCAAGACCATCGCTCAGACTGAGCAGGTCGGCGCGCTGCGCCAGGCACAATGGAACGAAACGGACTGGGCGGCTGATCGGCTTGGCCTGAATACCGGCCTGCTGTGGCTGTCGGCGCTCAAACCGACGACGCGTAGTTGGCATGCCAGCCGTCACGGCAAGGTCTACACCACCGAGCAGGTGCGAGACTTCTACGCTGAGAACGGCAACCGGTACAACTGCTATTGCAGCCAGATTCCGGTGTTGCTCAATGACGACGGCAGCATTTTTAACGAAGGTCTCGCGGAGAAGTTGAATAAAGAGCGAGAGCAGTGGAAATTGGCAGAGGCTGCATGATACAAGGAGGTTTTGCGGAGGTTTTTATGGCAAAACCTGATGAGCCGTATCGTAAGTTGATTGTTGAGAGCTACTACCCTGCCAGTACATCTGGTAGAAAAGGGAAGGTTCATATCAGGCCAACACCTGGACAATGGGCAAGTCCATCACTCGCTGTCGAATGTTCCAAAAAGTTGTCAGACTTGAAGTTGTACCCAATAGGTAGCCAGTTCGAAATTACTGCCAAACTGACCGACAGGGAAGAGGGCGGTGAATACATTTACAGCTCATTCCGATGGGAGTTTAAACACATTAAATAGGTCGCCACGGCGGCCTTTTTTATTGCCCCAAATCCACCAATGAGGACCCAGCATGAAACGCAACCGCGTTAACGTGCTGACCGTCGTCAACTCCGCTTCAAACATCACCACTGAAACCATCGACGGCAAGCCACATATCGTGGTTCGCGGCATCACGCCTGTCGTGGACGATATTGTGATGAACCGGAAGTTGTACCCGGCAGCAGAAATCGAAAAGGCCTACAACACGCTTGAGCGTAACCCGATGCCGCTGGGCCACCCGAAAGTGGATGGCAAGCATGTGTCTGCTCGCGATGTCCGGGCGGTGAATGAATATCACGTCGGCGCATGGTTGCAGAACGTCAGCCACAAAGACGGGAAAGTGACGGGCGATATGTACGTTAACCGCCAATACGCCGAGTCAAGCGAGAAGGGCAAGCGCCTGATAAACCGCCTTGATGAGATGATCGCCGGTACCAACTCAGAACCCATCCATATCTCTACCGGACTCCTGTATTCCGGCATTGCCGCCAATGGCGAGTCAAAGGGCAAGAAGTACAACGAGATCGCCACCAACATGATGTTTGACCATGTGGCGGTGCTGCTCGATGAGCCTGGCGCCGGAACTCCGGAAGAAGGCGTGGGCATCTTCGTCAACTCAGAAGGTCATGAGCAGCAGATCGAAGTTGCTCGCCTTGCTGATGGTATCGACTGCACCCGCGAAGGTCTGCTCAACAAGACCAAATTCTTCTTCACCAACGCCTCCAACTTCTCTTTTGACGACATTTCACGCGCTATCAGCGACAAGCTGCGTGAGGGTGACACAGAAGATAAGTGGCTATGGCCAGAAACAGTGTGGCCAGACAGCTTCATCTACCGCGATGACACCAGATACCTAAAGCAGAAGTACCTCATCGATGATGACGGCAAAGCCGTGTTCGTCGGCGAACCTGTAGAAGTCGTGCGCAAACCCATTGAGTACGAGATTAAAACCAACGGAGAGAACGATCCGATGAAAGAACTGATTATCAATGCGCTGCAAGCCGCGGGTAAGCCGACTGAAGGCAAGTCCGATGCCGAACTGATGGACGCATACAACCAGATGAAGGCCGAAGAGGTCACCGCCAAGAAAAAAGGCGATGAAGAAATCGACCCTACCACCGGCGCAACCAAGAAGACGGAACAGGCCGCCAACAATGAAGAGATGCCAGCCTGGGCAAAAGCTCTGACCGATCAGGTTATGGCGCTTAACTGCAAGATTAACGCGAACTCGGAAACCGAGAAGAGCAACATGCGCGCAGCGGTAAAAGCCAAATTTGGCATGACCGATATCGCTGTAAACGCTCTGGACGGCGAGCCTCTGAAAGAGCTGTTTGCTCAATGCCAGACTTCAACCGGCCTGAATGGCGCTTTCCGCCAGGCTACCAATACCCAATCAGTCAGCGAAATGCCGGAGTAAAAAATGGCTAAAGACGGAAAACACGTAATTCACGCCGGTGGCGTATTCCCTAATCCGCTGCTCAACCGTGAAGGCCGGGCCACTGCGGTCAAGCCCGGCACCCTGGGCTTCTTCGATGCTGGCGTCTTCAAGGTGTCTGTAGATGGTAGCGAGACAGCAATTATCTATGTCGCTGACTTCGATTATCTGCGCTGCAAAACGGTAGATGACACGTTTGCTGTCGACGATCTTCTGGTTGGCATCCATCCGCTGCCTGGCATGTTCCTGAACGTGCGCGCAGCGGCCGGCACCTACAAAAAAGGCGACGCTCTCTCAATCGTTAATGGCCAGGTTAAGAAGTGGGCCACCGGTGAAAACGATCGCTGCTATTGCGACGAAGAGCGCTCAATTACCGCCGCTGCTGGCGATCTCATTCGCGTAGTGATCAAGTAAGGAGTCACTGAATGCTTGTTTATTCTAAATCGCTGGGCGAAAAGACCGGCAACCTGGCCGTGAACCAATACCAGTTCGGTATGCTGACTATGGAGCGTAACGCCGCGCTGAACCATCAGGGCGTCAACGTTATGCAGGAGATCGCCGACCGCCTTAATGCTGTTAACCATCTCAACGGCATCAACGCTGTTCGCTCACCTGCTGACCTGTACAAGGCCTTTGACCAGACCGTGCTGCGTCAATTCCAGCCGAACACTGAGTTCACGCTGTTTAACGACCTGATGCCGCTGTCACGTTCGGTGCGCATCAATCAGACCGTGTATGAATACGCCAAGTCTGGCGGCCGCATGTGGGCTCACACCTCCATGTCAGGCCAGATCGGCGCGGCGCTGGATGCTGTGCAGTACCAGTACGACGGTACTATGGTTCCGGTGCACGATACCGGCTTCAAGTTCCACTGGCGTGAGCCTCGTCTGAACAACCCGGATGCGTTCGACATCATCTCTGACGCTCAGTTTGAGTCAACCAACGAAGTGCGCCGCCAGTATGTGGATTACATCTACAACGGCTATCGCGACGCGGAAGGTAACTACATCAAGTTCGACGATAAGACCTGGAAGGGTCTGAAGAACGACGAGCGTGTGGCGATGGTTGACCTCGGCGCATCTGGCCTGAATATCGACTTCACCAGCGCATCCGCCACTGCTGAGCAGATCCGTAACGCAGCAATTAAGCTGCGCGACACGCTCAAACTTACCAACAATCAGTACGCCGAGCAGACCTGGTACGTGTCGAGCGCCATCATTTCCAACCTGGAGCGCTACTTCAGCGACAACTATCAGTCTGACACCATCCTGCAAGAGCTTCTGAAACTGTCCGGCATTGCCGCGATTAAAGAAGACGCTCAGCTGACCGGTAACCAGATCCTGATTGTCCCGCTTACCGCTGGCGTGATTGCTCCGATTGTAGGCCAGGCTTTCGGCACCGTTGCCGATCCGCGTCCGTTCTACAACAGCGATTACATCTGGCGTACCTGGGGCGCTGCTGGTCTGATGGTTAAGACTGACATCAACAGCAAAAAATCAGTCATCTACGCACACAGCTAAGGGGCGGTAAATGGCACTGGTAAAAGTGATTAGCGATAACCTTTTCTCCGGTGCCAATCTCCAGAAACTGGAGGTTGGTGCTCAGGTTTCGGTAAGCGGCGATGTCGCTAAGCGCTGGGTGGCCGCCGGTCTGGTTGAAATCATCAGTGATGACGACCAGACACTGGAAGTGGCTACACCTGGCAATGATGCTGCAGAGCAGGCAGAGCAGGCAGAGCAGCAGGAAGAATCTGCCAGCAAATCGAAGAAGGCGAAATAACCATGGCTGACCCAATCACAGCGGCAGACGTGCAGGCGTTCCTCGGTGAATTGGGTTACTCCATCCCGGCCGCTCTGCTCGATCCGATTCTCTGCGTGGTGAACAAGATTATCCCGTGCCTCGATGGTGCGGGATACGACGAATGCACGGCAAAGCTCATCCTGATGTATGCCGCTGCGCTCATGGCGACGTCTTCCGGTGCCCGGCGAATAAAATCGCAGGGGGCGCCATCAGGAGCGTCGCGCTCGTTCGATTATGGAGATGACGGCATTACTTGGCTGCGTGACTCGCTGGCGAAACTGGATACCAGCGGCTGCACCAGTGAACTTCCGATCAGCGCCGGCAACAGTGTGGGCCTGTTTATGGTGGTCGGGGGCTGCTAATGGCATGGGTTTCAGTTCAGCAACGCCTGCCGCGGACGTTTACCCGGGTGTGGGTGATAACCGATTCCGGCGAACAAACGACGGCGTACGTGAAAAGCGACGGTGAGTGGTTCATTAACTGCGACCGAATACGCGCCACAGGCGCCGCTGTGCTGCGATGGAGGGAATAGGGTATGTCAGACAAAACCAGCGGTGGGAAAATCGACGACGATGCCACGTATGGAGATGCCGGTGATAGGTCAGAAACAATTCACGTTGGTGCCATTCATTACGATATTGAAGTCAGCATGGCTGGGCGGCTTCATATGGAAGTTCGCGAACTGATTGACGTTCACGCTTTTGAGCTAACTGACAATGGCGGATTTAATTATCTGTTCATCTGGATAAATGGCTATGGACTGAAGTTCATGGGCGTTAGCCTCAAAACCTACGAAGAAGCGAAAGAGCACCTTATCAATTATGACCGAGAGAAAATCACTGGTCCTTCAGGACGATGTGAGCAAATTCCGGGATTGATAAGCGCGATTTCACGAAAGATTGAGAGGTTCTCACTTTGAGCTCGATAGCTTCGTGGTCATATACCGCAACAGCGACAATCTGGCGGCGTATACGCGATGCTGACGGTAGTGATACCGACGGCGGAGGTCAGCCGTACGGGTGGGAAGCACCGATCGCTATCCTCTGCGACTACCAGGGTGGTCTCTCTGCAAAAATCGGTGACCTTGGCCGGGAGATCGTGGTTAAAAACACGATATGGACCGAGTACGCAACGGCGCGGGAAGGGGATTACATCCTGATTGGCGCTTCGACCGATGCTGCACCGCCGGATGAGGCAGATGAGATTCGGCAGATCGTCCAGTTCGCAGATACGTTCGAGCGACTGGCAGACGATTTCGCACTTATAACGGGAGTCTGATTATGGGCGTTAAAGTTCGGGGAGTCTCCAAGGTCAGCAATAATATCAACCGGCTGATTGATAATATCGAAAAGCGAAAAACCATGCGGGCGCTCTACTCTGCTCTGTTTGAGATTGGGCTGGAGTCCGCGGTGCTGGTTCCTATCGATACCAGCACTCTGGTTAACTCTCAGTTCAGAGAGGTTGTTATCAAGGGCACCAGACTAACCGGGAGAATTGGTTATTCTGCAAATTATGCGGCGTACGTGCATGAGGCCAAAGGTATTCATCTTGGAAAAAACACCCCTCGCCCTGTAAGAAAAGGCGAAGCGCCCGGCTCCCGTGGAAATATATGGGATACATCAGGCGAGCCAAAATTCCTTGAGAAAGGTGCTGAAAACGCCAGAGACAGAGTTGACGCAGTTATACGCAGGGAGATGGAGCTATGACACCTCCTATGCACAGGCGGGTTCGAAATGTCTTTGTTGAGTCAGGATTGACTGCCGGATACATCGTTCAGTCACTGTCATGGAATGATACCGGCAAGGCATCTGACCGCTTTATTGTGTTCCGACCAAATGGTGGCACGCCAGTAGATCGTGATATGGCCGCTGATTACTACGTCATGGTGGACGTGATAAGCAAGGGAAAGGCATCTGCTGACTATGCGCAGTCAGAGAACGACGCTCAGGCCATCATCGATTACGTGCAGCAAAACCCGATGACGCACACCTGCCTTGGGCAGATATCCAACATGGGCGGAATTCCTTCGCCTGTTATCACAGCCGAGGGGCGTATGGTGTGGCGCCTGCAGTTCGCCTGCCTCTTTGGCGGATAACACCGAATAAAACCACATAAGGTCGCCTGGAGCGGCCTTTTTTATTATCTGAAGCGAGGTAAGCAACGATGCAAGGCTGCTCCGACAACGGACAACTAATTGGTCGCGCTAAGACGCTGGAACTGGCTTACGGCTGTGCCGACCAGTTTCCGGCGGAAGGCGACTGGAAACTGATGGGGTTGCCAACATCGGCAACGTGGGACCTTAGCCCGGAGGCCCTGACCTCTGATGCTGATAACGGCGGATTCAGTTCAAACCTGATTGCCAGTCTGGACCCGACCTACTCCATCGAAGGGGAGGTTCGCGTTAAAGACCGCACTGATGAGTTTGGCATTCAGCAGTTCGTGAAATACATCGTCGATGAGGTTCGTGCCCGCCGCCAGCCAGGTGTATGGATGCGTTTCCACTGGGGCGATTATTACCACATCGGCTATATGGTCCCATCAGGAGCCAGTGACGGCGGTGGTGTGAAAGAAATCGTGACCTACAGCTTTGAGTTCAAACTGGCTGACGGTCAGACTTTCCAGATCACCGAAGCTGATGGTGACATTCTGGTTACCGGTGTAAGTGTTGCGCCGACGACCAGCTCTATTGCTGCTGGCTCCAGTACTACATTCGCAGTGAATATTGCACCGGAAGATGCTGATAACAAACTGTTCACAGCCAGCTCATCCGTGCCGGCACGTGCAACCGTCGCCATCACTGGTAATACGGTAACCGTTTCAGCGCCGTCAGGTGCAACGGCGGGAACAGCAACAATTACTGTGAAGACGGTTGATGGTGAATTCGTGGCTACCCACGTGGTTACTGTCACGGCGTAAGCAAAACAAAGGGCAGGATCCTGCCCTTGATTTTGTTTACAGGAGGCAGCAAATGGTTCCGCTAAAAGAGCTGGGAGAATGCCTGGTAACCGTCGGGGACCGGGATTATTTTTTCCGGCCATCATTCATGGCTATGTCGCGCATTGGCGAGCCAGCAGAAATAGTTCAGACGCTCTATGACCTTTGCAACGATGAAATAACACCTCTCATTCAGAGGGTTGTCGAAGCGTACGGCAGAGTGCCTGAATGGCTGGCTAAACACCTTTCTGCTTTACATCTTGATAAGAAATCTCTACTGGCCGCCCACACGGTCCTCACCGCTTGCTGCAATGATGACATAGGTGATCTGGTTGGCTGGATGAAGCCCGGCAAAACCAAAAGAAGGGCGTTTGTGTGGCATAAGGGCGTCATGAATCCGCAGGATATGGTCATCCTTGCACAAAGTCTGATGATGCACGGCATTATCGGAAAGGCCAAAGTACGCAAACTTCAGCGCCATGAGACAAATGAAAAAACCAGTGAGTTCCGGGCTGCCGATTACGTCATCGCTGCACGCAACCACTTCGGGATCAGCAGAGAGGAAGCTGAAAACCTGACGATGACCGAGTTTCAGTTAATGCTCATCGCCAAATACCCGGATCAGAAAGGGTATACCAGGGAAGAGTATGACGATGCAGCCGATGCGTACTTTGCAAGACGCAAACGGAAGCAGGCCAAAGCCAACCAATAAGCCAGCCTCGGTATAGTCCGGGGCTTTTTTATACCCAAATTTCACCGCGCATCTCACGCGCATTTCACACAGAACCTTTCAGGATGACCCTTGAGGATACCGGCTGGCTGTCGGTGCCTTTCTGTGGGCCGGATTCCTGTGAGACAAGGTTCATCACTAAAAGGTAATTACCGATATGTCTAATATCATCCCTATGAATTACGATGACCGTTCATTCCCTTTTACAGCAGATTGCTGGTTCAATGCCACAGTTGCTGCAAAGCATCACGGCAAGCTTCCAAAGGACTGGCTAAAGACTGAGGCGACAAAAATTTATATCGCCGAACTGGCTGAGGAGCTTGGAATTGCTAGCTCTGGCGTAAAAGAGGATTTTTCTCCCCTTTTAGTCAGAGTGGAAAAAGGGCGAAACGGCGGGACCTGGCTTCATCCGGAGTTGGCGGTGGAATTCGCCCGCTGGTTGTCAGTAAAATTCGCCCGCGCCTGTGACCGACACATTAAAAATCTTCTGCTGAGTAAAAACTTCCAGCTCACCGAGGATCAGATTGTCGGCCTGATGGTGTGCCAGCAACCAACGTCCTGGGAGAAGCGCTTTAAAGACCCGTTCTATCAAGCACTGTCGAAAATGTCCGGCCTTCCTTACTTTGGTCATGTCGGCGGTTGCCCGGCTCTGTTCGGGCAGATCACCTCTCGCTGGGTGTACGGTGTAGCACTTCCTGATTATGTCTATCAGGCAGCCAAACAAGCCGCCGGGGACAGCAAGGAGAAGATTCACCAACATCTTAAGCCTGATGCACTGGAGAAGGTCGAGCAGCAACTGATCGCCGTTACCAACATTGCCAGTTGCAGCATTGACCAGAAGGACTTCGAAGCCCGCTGCATGGCTGCGTTCCCCGTTAAGGGACAAATGAAGTTGCTGTATGCGGCGGTGTGACCATGAATAACCGTATTGTTGAATGCGCCTCCAGAGCGGGGCGCGACTTCTCGGAGTTCATGAAAGGCGAGAAGAACATGATGGAGGCGCTGCGATCGGCTGAAGAGTTCACCGAGCAGTTACGCATTCACGGCTGCGTTAATCACCACTTCGTCAATTTCATGATGATGAAAGCGATCGTAAAGGTGTTTGATGATTTACGCCGAGAGGAGTTGACCTGCCCCCAGAGTTAGATACAACCGTCAGTTAGTAAGGTCGGTCTGTTTACCTTCACATTTTCCATTTCGCCACCGTGCTGCAAACTCTGATGGCGTCT